AAATTGATTAATATCTATATTGATATACGATCAAGCCTCTCCAAAGCTGGTCCGACGCGACTCATGTAGACATGTGTATATTACAGACAGGGTTTGTCCGAGGATTGCACACATGACGTTAGTAAGATCTAACGAAACAATAAGATTGGTACCGACTCACGTAAAAATCGAGAGTCCCGAGCCGGCACTGTTTGCCGGATATCCCTTTACGACCGGGAGAAATAATAGTTCCAAAACGCCCAGATACAACGAAACAATAATACGAGTTAACGATGAATTTTGAGCAAGCGATTGAGGTTTTTAAGAATCTCCCTGTGTTGAACAGTGGTGATGAGACACGCGATATTTTGTCGCATCCATTAACCAGTTATGTTCCGAAAAGAATGATCAATAAAAGTAGTTTCTTTAAAAGTAATAAAATTGCTCCAGAGAATACTTATGTTATGTTAAATATATTAAACTTTAAGCGAAAATACGAAATTAATCAACACACTACTACTGATGAAATCATTAATGTATGCAATGGTTTCGCATACACCCACTTTGCAGAACACGAAGTGTTTGGTGTTTTTACGAGTTGCAATGGAAGACCATTGCGTCCAGGATTCACATTACGTGAATTTGGAATTTATCACACAAATTGGATTAATATCAGCCCAATGTTACATGGCGGCTCTAAAGATTATAGATTATATACCCATATCCGAGAGTGTGAATTACAGGTCCTGAAAGAGACCAAGATATGGGATGTCCAATTACAATGGGGACGTCCAACCGAGGATAAAATCCTCACAAATTTGATAAATCAATATACTCGCCACTATTATGGCAAAGAAGTTGATCCTCCCAATCCCTTGAAGGCTTTTGAGGATCTATTCATTATGACACCAAAAATTATTCATGCAGCCTCTTATGCAGAAATGCTAGAAGCTATCATGATTTATATTAAGTTAAGAATTGGGGATAAATCCTTTATGGAATATTCTTCAAATATTGTTCAAAATATTTTCACCTTCTTTCATGAAGGAATTCAAGCAGATGATGAATCCACTTTTCAAAGTTGGATGAGTCAAGTTCGTGAGATTTTCGATAATTTTGAAACTGTGCGAG